ATGACTGAGCACGAGTCCAAGGACAAGGGAATGAACAGGGCCTGGGTGTTTCTTGGCGGCTGCCTGGCCGGTGTCGCTGGCGTGTTCGTGGCGGCCATCGTGTCTGACACCCCGGCAAGCCTGGAAGGCAGCAAGGAGCGCGAAAAGGAAGCGCAACTGGCGCTGCCGGAGGGTGAGGCTGGAGGAAGCTAGGACAAACTGCAGGGGGGCTGCGGCCCCCCCCCAAAAAAAAAAGTGCAGGCGGTTCAGCCGCGCACCGTCCGGATTACGTCCACGCGGGCAGCCTGCCATGTCGGGCGCAACCCGTCGACTTGAGGGGTGACTTGGGGGCTGACTTGGGGGGCGGGTAGCCCCGGTAAACGTGTTTCCGATGGTGGGGTTCGATGCCGTATTTGGAAAGCGATGCGCTTCAAGCCCCCTGGAGGAGTTGGCTGGAGAGGGAATCTGTCGTGGCCGGAGAGGGCGACTGAGGGGAGAAGATGGCGCTGGATGGGGGAGTGGCCGTTCAGTAAAAGAATGTGAGAGGTCGAGCAGGGGAGGGTGCCCTCGCCTCGTGAAGCTCACCGTTTTTCAGAAAAAAAGAAAAAGAAGTGAGTTTTGTCAGGTTTTGTCAGGGGATTCGTGGAAATATTTTTTTGCTTTTTGTGTTTTTGATGCCCGCAGCACATGCACGATACGTGCCCTTTTTGTGGCGACGACACCGTCGTCCGCCCCTCGGTTTCTGACCAAGACACCGATGTCGATCGGTTCGAGGGGATGCCCAACTCACTTCTTGAACGGTACGACCTTGCTCTTTGCGGGCTTGGCTGGCTCGGCGTTGATGGCCACGGCGAAGCATTCGTCTATAACCGACGCTGCCCGTTTCATGGCTTCATCCGCGAGGTGCGCATACCGTTGCGTCATCTGCGGACTGCCGTGGGTCAGAAGCTTCTGCAGGGTAAACAGGTCCACCTTGCCGCTGGAAGCCAACCATGAGGCATAGGTGTGGCGCAGGCCGTGCAGGGGGCGGAAGTCATCGGGGAGCCCAGCCTTCTTGCGGATGCGGCCCAGGAACCGGCGAACCTCCACACGCTTCCCGCCATCCTTTCCGGGGAAGAGGTAGGGGCTACCCGTGGGCTGGATTGATTGCAGGATGGTCCGGGCTGCCTCGGTCATGGGGATTTGCGTGGTCTTGCCGCTTTTGGCGACGGCACCGCGCAGGTGGATGTGCCCGTTGCGGAAATCCAGGTCATCCCATTGCAGCCCCAGCAAGGCTCCCCGGCGCATGCCGGTGGCAAGGGCCAGACGCACCATCGCGGCGAGGTTCTGGTCCTCGTCCTCGTCCAGTGCGTCGAACAAGGCCTTGGCCTGTTCGGGTGTCAGGCATTCGGTCTTGATGTTGTCCACTTTGGGCATGTCGAAGTGCAGGCGGGAGATGTCCGGCATGGAGCACAGGCCACGCTTTGCCCCGTAGCGAATGAGACGGCGCAGCAGTCCGAGCACATGCTTGACCGTCTGGGGCGCCTTACCTTCGGCTTCCAGGTCACGCCGCAGGGCATCCACATGCGCCGTCCGGATGTCCTCCGGCGTCTTTTTCGCGAAGCGGGCGAGGATAGGGCGGACATTGCGAGCGTCCGGCTTTGCACTGGGGCGGTCACCGTGCGCGGCCTTGTACGTCTCCCAGAGCAGGGTCATGGTGGGCTTCAAGCGATCCGCCTGCCGGGCATCCTCGGCCTTCTTCCGGCGCTCCTGCAACGTGACCGGTCCGTTGCCCGTTTTCTTGGCAGCGCGGATTTCGGCCAGGGTTTGCCGGGCCTTTTCCAGGGTCCATCCCTGGCTTGCCCACCCCAGCCCTTCCTCGCGGCTCTCGCCGTCTATCTTGTAGCGCAGGGCAAAGTAGGCGTCCGGCTTTTTCCCGTGCTTTCGGGTCAGGTGCTCGTACTTGCGTATGCCCCGTTCGACCGTCGTCCACTTCGTCCGATTCTTGCCCGTTTCCTCGCTCATTCTCTCCCACCTTTCTCCCATTTCTCTCCCACTTCTCTCCCACCTTTTCCGGTGATATCGAGTGAAGCGCGATGAAGATCGTGGGCAAAAAATCACCTATTACTATACGAAATGTCAATATTTTTTGGTGGAAGAATGAAGGGTGGTGAAGGGGGGTGAAAATGCCATTTTTCAGACTTCTAAGCTCTTGGCCGGGGGTTCGAATCCTCCCGGGCGCACCAAAATGAAATCAAGTGGTTGGATGATAGAAAGAGCACGCTCGGCAAGGGTTGGAAAAACTTTTCCAACCCTATTTCCAACCTTGGGGATGTGAATAGAAATACCCTGGTGGCAGTCCAGGTGAGAGCAGAGGGCGCGGGGCTTGGTTCCGCGCCTTTTGTTTTGGGTCGACATGGGCTGATTTCACCCGCCGTTCCTTCCGCTTGATGGGTATGAACGGTTTTTGTTGGGGCGGGGTGTTGATCTTCGCAAGGGTGGTCACAGCGGTTGGCTCGGCCACAAGGTGCGAAAATCCCCCCCGGTGGTTTCTCCCCATTTAGGTTGGTTTGGCCTGCCGGGGCGGGGTACGCGGTATTGCGGAGTTCCCCTTGGGTGGAAAATGTACGCGCGCGCGACGTTTGACACGGCGGCGCAGCCCGCTTGGCACTAAAAGCCCCCGACGAAAAAACTTCGCCGGGGGCTTTGTGTTTTGCTCCACGGACAGTGCGTTTCCGTGGTCAGCACGTCTAGGTGGCCAGCGCGTCTTGGTGGGCCGCAGCGATACGGTCGGCAGCGATGCGGTGGTATTCGGGCGATAGCTCGATGCCAAGGAACCGCCTTCCGGTAGCCATGCAGGCAACGCCGGTGGTGCCACCGCCGGTGAACGGGTCAAGCACCAGTCCGCCGGGCTGCGTCACGGCCAGCAGGTCGCGCAGCAGGGCCACAGGCTTGCCGGTCAGGTGGGCCTTCTCTGCCGGATTCACGCTATGCCGCAGCACGCCCGGCAGGCATTGGCGCGTGGCCGGGCTGGCCTTGCGTTTCACCGCGTAGACCAGGAATTCGGCGTCTCGTCGGAATTCCCCCAGCAGGGGCCGGGCGGACGGCTTGTGCCAGACCACCAGCCCGCGCCACAGCCACCCGGCAGCCTGCACCGCGTCGGTGGTGGACGGCAGTTGCCGCCAGTCCGTGAAGACCAGTAGCGGTGCGCCGTCGCGGGCCATGCGCCAGCATTCGGTCAGCCATAGTGTGGCCCATGTGGTGAAACTGCGCTGGTCCTTGTTGTCGCCCAGCATGGCGGGGTAACTGCGCTTTGTGCCGCCGGTCTGATACTTGGTCGCCGGGTCGGCCTGTTTGGTCGTCAGGGTCATCCCGCCGCTGGAATACGGCGGGTCGGTGACCACGGCATCCACGCTTTCGCCGGGCAGTTCCCGAAGCACGGTCAGGGCGTCGCCCTGGTGGATGGTGGCCACGTTGCCAATGTGTTCAATCGGTCGGTCCATGCGAGGTCTCTCTTGAGGCTCGCGGGCCTTCCGCGTCGGGGGTCGTGCCCCTCACGTGGTTCAGCGTCCCGCAGCGCGGGCATTTGATGGTGAGGTCGATGGCCTCTCCCTTGGCCAGCAGGCGGCGGCAGTTGCCGCAGCGCACTTCCCTTTGCGTGTGTCCTGTCATGCGTTAGTGGGTGGTCGTGGCCTTGCGGCTCTGCTAACGTTCCCGGCACCCTTGCCCTTCGGGGCAGGGGGCCACGGAACAGCGGAGCAAACCGGCGGGCGGCTACCCGTCGGGGGCCGTGGTCCGGCGTGCTTGCGCCGGGCCGGTGGGGGCGCGGAAACGCCCCCGCCTGTTCCTCTCGGCATCGTGCCCGGTCGCGCCTTCCCGTTTGGCGGTGCGCGACCGGGCCTTTTCTTTCCGTCCCTCTTCGATTTTCAGTGAACATGCCCGGCGCGCGGGCAACCACCCTACGTGGGATAGCTGACCATGATGGCCAGCACGGCGGCCACGGGGTCGGCGGTGGCCTGCGCGGCCAGCAGGGCCTGTTCCAGTTCCACCCGGCGGGCGGTCAGCCGTTCCACCAGATACGCCAGCCCTTCGGGGTCACTGACGGCCATCAGGGCAGAACCAACGGCCACGCCGGTGGCAGTGGCATCCGCCCCGGCCAGCACGCCCGCGAGGGCCGTGTCATACCCGGCGCGAATCTCGCGCGACTTGGCGGTGCGGGCCTCTTCCAGCGAAGGGTGCGGCTCCGTCTCGCTCCAGCCGTCCGGCAGCGGCCCCAGCGCGTCCACCACTTGCGGGGTGCCGTCCGCCAGCCAGCCCGCCTTGCCCCGGTGGTCCTCGACGTATTCCCAGGCATCTCCCCGCGCGTTCAGGACGCGGGCATGCCCGGCGCGCGCGGGCGGCAGCGGTGCGGCGTCGGTGGCCACGGCATCGGCGGGAAGGGACACCCATGGTTCGGGCTTCGTCCAGTCTTCGGTGCGCAGGTACTCGCGCGTGGACCTGTGATAGATATGAATGGTGGGCATGCGCTGCTCCTAGACGTAGATAATGAACATGACAGCCGTGTTCTTCATGCGGGTTTCCGTGTCCCCACGGTAGCCGGTGGAGTTGGCCGTGGCCGAGGAAAAGCCGTTGTTGTTCGAGTCGGTGCCCTGGCAGCCGTTGGAGCCGAGGGAACCCGAGGCGCTGTTGCGGCTCTGCGGGTGGTTGTGCGAGGCGAAGGCGTCGGCCTGATAGCTCAAGAGCACACGCGCGGCGTCCAGTCCCCGGCCGTTGTCCCATCCGCGCGGCGCGACGCCGCGCATGTCCAGCAGGCGGATGTGGGTTCCCGCCGCATCGCGCACTCCGGCATCCGTGCAGCGGTAGAACGCCTCGGCCGTGGCGTTGTCCGTCTCGCCAACCCACGCGCGCAGCAGGCGGGGGAAGGTTGCCAGCGACACCACGCTGCCGTTCAACTCCAGCCCTGCGGGCAAGCCGTCGGAAAGCGTTGGGATGGTCGCCTTGCCCCACATCACGATCTCGCCCGCCCGCATGTCCCGCACGGCGGCGGTCACGTTGGCCCGCCCCAGCAGTTCCGCCAGTTGTGGCGGCGAGATGTAGCCGTTCCCCACCCCGGCTTCGGCGTCCTCGTCGGTGGCCCGGCGCACCAGTCCCGGTGTTTCCGTGGTGGCGTAACCGGGCATCGCGGGCGCGGCGTTGGCGATCAGCGCGGTGATGGCCTCCAGCAACTGGCCGTTGTCGTCCTTGTCCAGGGCGATGCCCGCCCCGGCGATGACGGCGGCCACCTCTTCCTGCACGGCGTTCAGCCATTCGGCGCTGACTTCCGTGGCGGCGGTGGGGATGGTGGGGTCGCCTTCGGTAAAGCGGTTGTCCGGCGTGGCGCCGGGGGTGTCTATGCGGTGCATGGCGGCTCCTGTCCGTTGCTCTCCGTTCCGTAACTATCCATAACTATCCGTAGACGAACAGCACCTTGGTGTGCGCCGGGGCAAGCCTGCGCATCACGCATTCCAGAATCTCGTCGCCCCAATGGGCCAGCGGTTCGCCCGCCGCGCTGCGTCCGGCCCGGAACCGGTGGACGGTCTGCGCGGGCGAGGCCACGGCCCATGCGAATTGCCAGTCGCCGTTAGTCAGGGCGTCACCGGCGCGCGACCGCCCGGCCCGGAAGGGCTGGTATTCCCGCACCGTCACCGTGTAGCCCAGCATGGCCCCCAGCCGGACGTACCACCCGCGCGAGAGGCCGCCGCGCTCCTGCACGGCGATGGCCAGCGCGGTGATGCGCTCTTGCAGGGTGCGTTCGGCGCGGGCGCACGGGTCCGGCAGGCCGTAGACGCGCTCCCAATCCTCCAGCCATTCCGTGGCCCGGAAGGGGTTGATGCCCAGCACCGCCCGCACGGACGCGGCCAGCGCCGCATCCAGCGCCGCGCCCTCTGCGGTGAGGTGCGCGCCGATGGCCGTGCCGTTGGGGTCGTAGCTGACGGGCGGCAGCAGCGTGCGCAGCAGGGTGGCGTGCCCGCTCACATGGCCTCCACGGTGACGATGCCAAGGCGCGGCCATTCTATGCGCGCGGCATCCACCACGGCCTGCTCGTTGGCGGCGGGGGCGGCCACCTCGCAGTCGGCCACGCCGGGCAGCCCGGAAATGATGGCGGCGATGCGCGACCGCACCACCAGCCCGCCCGGCTCCAGCGTCAGGAAGTAGGCGGCCAGGGCGGCCTGCACCTGCGCCGCAAGGGTGGCCAGCAGCACGCCGGACAGGCGCACCCGCACCTGCACGTCCACGGACAGCGGCGCGGGCGGCAGCACCAGCGCATCCTTGCAGGCCACCGGGCGCTTGGCGTCGATGCTGGCCTGCGCGGCGGCCACCAGTTCCGCCGATGGCAGCCCCCCGGCGGACAGCACGGCCACGTCCACGGTGCCGATGCCCCGGCGCAGCGGGTAGACCCACGCCCCGGTGATGCCCGGCACCTCCATGGCCCAGCGCCGGTAGTCGTAGCGGTTGCCGCCGCCGGGCGGGTTGCGCATGTAGTCCAGCAGGCGGGCCAGCAGTTCCGCGTCGGTTTCCGCGTCGGTGCCGCCGGTGAGGGTCAGCCGGGCCTCGGCCTGCACGCCCGTGGGCGCGGTGACGAACAGCACCGGCTCGTCCGCGTAATCGGGCATGGCCCCGGCGCTGGCCGCCGCGCAGGCGATGGTGGCCGTGCCGCCCTCGTTCAGGGTGATGGCCGCCGTGGTGGCAAAGGTGGCCCCGGTGGCCACGTGGCGCACCGGGGTGGACGCAGGCACTTCCGCCCCGGCGGTGCCGGTGACGGTCAGCGTGCCCGTGGCCGTGGTGGCCGCCTTGCGGGTGATGCCGCGCAGGGACGCATGCAGTTCAAGGTAGGCGGTATCCGCCGTGTCCGGCAGAATCTGGCGGGCCATCCACGCCTGATGCTGGTACAGGCCCTCCACCGCAGAGGCCACGGACGACGCGCGCACGTAGGCGTCGCTGTCCGTGCCGGTGGCGGCGTCGGGCAGCAGGTTCTTCACGTCGCGCAGCAGGGCCGCGCGTATCTGCTCGAAGGTGGGGATGGTGAAAGACATGGCCGCCCCCTACGCCACCTGAATAGGATGGGTGTACATTTCGTGGCGGCCCGCCGCGTCGGTGACTTGCACATGCAGCAGGCAGCGCCCGCCGCCGGAATCGTCCCGGCCCAGCCCGCTGACGGTAACGCTGACGGCGCGGGCGCGCCCGTCCGTCACCAGCGGTTGCAGGGCCTGTTCGGCGTACTGGACGGCCAGACGCTGCACCCGAGCCACGTCCTTTTCCCGCTCCAACTCGTGCAGGCGCGACCCCACGGAAGGGGCCGCCCACCACGTGCCAAGGGGCGTCATCAGGCGCAGGTAGACGGCATTTGCTAGACTGGAAATGCGCTCGCCGGTATAGTCGCCCGTAAGTGTATCAAGTGCGGCATCGGTACCCATGCCGCCACTCTAGTGGCGGCTGGGATGGAAGACAGGGGGAAGGGGTTCAGTCGGATATGCACAATCGATGATTCGGCGCTGTGCATCCATGTTTCCCAAGGAAGCGATATTGCAAATGTGCCATCTATTTCCTCAAAGAAATTCTATTTAGATAACAGTAGTTAAACCGTCACCAGATTCGGTTTGACGCGACTCGGAACGCTATGCCTTGTCAGAAGAAGACAGAAGAACGAGGTCGCTAAGGCAACTTCGACTTCAGGGTGGAACTGTCCAAGAAAACCTAGTCCGCTACAATTTTGATATAAAAGAGAGGGTTCCTTTATGGAAACATCACACTGGAATGTCGATTGGGAAAAATGGAATGCAGATCTTCGGTCTGGAGAATTAATTTCTTTTTGTGTGAAGGGAACTGCATATGAAAATGACAATGGAGAAAGCAGAGCAAGTATAATAGACAAAATGAATACAAGTGAGCGCGTCGAGCTAAAACATGATATTAATAATAAATATGACAGTGATGCGATAGGGGTATATTGCGCCAATGGCATGATAGGATATGTCCCTAAAGGAATGCTGGATGAAGTTTCGTCTGTTATAAAAGATGATGTAATGGTTAAGGCTAAGGTTAAAACGGGGCAATTTTCGCAAAAATATGTCGTAATTGAAATTCTTATTCCACAAAAAACCGGACATAGAAACACTAAAAACTATACTCTAGAGTCAAAAGTTGTGGGAATTTCAAAAGACGAAAAAGAAAACATTGTTCCATTTTTAGATATTGGTGAAGAGGTTTTGGTTTTTTTCATATATAGCAAGAGCGATTGCAGATATTCAGACGATGTATATGTTACCCCAAAAAGCTATTTCACCTACGATGATGAAACAATACTCGGAAGATTAGAGAAAAAGAGTGCCCTAGAATTTAAAAAACACATCGAAACAACTATTCAAGATGAAATCAACTGGTTTGATATGCAAAGAAAAGGTTACGTTGTGCGCGGAAGCGTGAAGAGTGCATCCCCTTCTGGCCAGCTAATAGTAAAGATAGAGGTGGGAAAGGCATGACAAACTGCACAGAAATGTATCCATCACGCGGTGATTACACTCGGAAGCCATCTACGGGAATCTCATGCAAGACCGCGATATATACGACATAATAAATACATGCGCCTCTGTTTTTTCGGCCATAGGGACAGTCGGCGCTGTGTCTCTCACAATGTACATGCTATACACAAAATCCCGGCAAGGAATTAAAATGTCCATTGAAATCGGGAGTGTATGGACTTTCCGCTCAGGGGAGCAACTTTTTATCTCCAACGAATCTTGTTCGGATGAACTCAAAGACATTGCCACCGAGCAGGAAAAATTTTTACTATTAACAATAAGAAACACATGTGAAACGCAGATTAATATTGAATCATTATATATTTCGTGCCCCGGCTGTAAGCAGTCATGCATGATATCTGCAACCTTTACTGATCCAAATTACTACACAGCGCACATTTCTCCTCACACTTCACATTCATTCAAAATACCATACGATTTAGTTTCTCAAAATAGATATATTGAACGCATTGAAGACATTGACAACATAAAGCTATACATACAAACAACAATGGGAAGCACATTCAGTTCGTTTATTCCTGAAGAACTTAAGCAAGATATTAAACGCCGCAACACAACCTACTCCGCCTCCCCCGTCGTCCCACCCGAATCCCCCGGATGGCGGTGATGACGCAGACTGATACCCCCGGCGACGTGGTCCCCTTCAGAGGTCACGTCGCCGGTCGTGTTCAGGTCCGCGTCCAGGGTGGCCCGTGCGCGGGTGCCGTCCATACCGCCGAAGCCCAGAGTCGGTGACGTGAAGGTGGTCCCCTCGCTGGCCGTGGCCTGCCACTGCTTGGTTTCCATCCGGATGGATTCCCTGGCGGCCACGCGGAAGTGGTCGCAATCCACCTCCACGATCTTCTCCTTCTTCAGCGTGATCTTCGCGCCCCACTGGTTGTAAACGCACACCTCGCCCCCTTGCAGGGCCTGCACGCGGAAGGCCCCGTTTTCGGTGGCCACCACCACGGAATGGGCCGTCTTGCCGCCCAACGGCAGCAGGATGCACTGCGTACCGGCGGGTGGGGCCGAGGTGAAGCCGAAGTGCTGGAACAGCTCCGCCGCCTGCACCTGCTCCCCGGCCAGCGCCGCCGCCTGCACCAGTTGCACGCCGGGCTTGCTGTCCAGCCCGGTAAGCCGGGCGCGGAACGCCTGCCGCACCGTGGCCAGCGTGCGGTTGATCATGGCCTGCACGCGCTGCATCATGGCCGGGTCTTCCCTCTGTGTGCCAGCCCCCTTTCGCCGCGTGCGGCGAAAGGCATACGGGGTGCAGGGGACGCGGTCCCCTGCCGGGGGTGCGGGGGCAGCGCCCCCGCTGTGTCACGCTGCCACGTCCTACACATCCACCACCTCCATCTCCGTTGCCGCGTCGCCCTTCTTGCGTTTGCGGTGCTTGCCCACGTCCGGCAGCCACACGCCGTCTTCCTTCAGCAGCAGTTCCGTTACCTGTCCCCGGTCGCGGCCACCGATGAAGGTGCGCCGCATCAGGAACAGGGTGGCGTCCAGCCCGTGCGGTTCGGACAGCACGCGCACCCGCTGCCCCGGTTCCCACAGGGGGCCGGTGCCGGTGGCGTCGGTACAACGGTGACCTCGCACGGTGGCCTGCACCTGAAAGCCGGACAGTCGCCCGTCGGCCAGCAGCTTGCGGGCGCGGCGGCGGGCCATGTCTTCCGTGTCGCACTGCGATTCCACAACCACCTTGGGCCGGTGCCACGCCACGCCGGAATCCCTGGCCACCGCGCGCAGGGCGTGTTCGCCCTCGGCGTCTTCCGTGCCGTGGTTCTGGCCCAGCACGGTGACCTCCGAATGCCGCCCCTCCACGGATTCGCTGACGGTCAGGGACAGCATGTTGTTGACGCGCCCCTCGTCGCCAAAGCGCAGCACAAGGTCTGCCACGGGCTGCGCGGTGTAGTCCGGGCCGCCCACCACCAGCGTGCCGTCCGGCGCGAACCACGGCCACATGCCGTTGGCCTCGGCCACCTGTTGCAGGGCGTCCCACGCGGTCATGCCCGGTTCCACGGTAATCTTCTCGCGCCGGTCGCCAGTACTCACCCGGACGCGGCTGATGCCCAGCGGTCGCACGATGCGCGCCACGGCCTCTTCCAGGTCGATCTGCCGGGCCACGAACAGCGGCGCGGAACAATCCACCAGTACGGCGGCACCATCCCGCCCGGACAGAGACAGGGTATGCTGCCCCTTGCGGATGGCCCGTTCCACCCGGTCGATGCGGCCAGACAGCACCGCCTGCCCGCCCACGGCCATGGTGACGGCGGCCCACGGGCGCACCGACTGCGGCACGGCGTCCGCCGGGATGCCCAGCGACACGCGCCACGCATCGGCGGGGGTCAGCAGGTCGCTGTCCAGTTCGTAGCTGGTCCAGTCGCGGTGTTCCCTGCCGCCCACGATCAGGGTGACGGCGTCGCGTTCAGCGGGCATACCCCACCACCTCCTGCCCGGCGGCAAGGAAATTGGGGTTGCGGATGGCCGGGTTCAGGCGCTCCAGTTCGGCGGCGCGGCGGTAGTCGCCATACAGGCGGTGGGCCAGCAGGTGCAGGTTGCAGGGGGCGTCCACCACGTGGGTCACCAGCGGCGGACTTTGTTCGATGACCGCCGCGCCCAGTTCCTGCAACGCCAGCGCCGCATCGCGCAGGGCCTGCGCCACGGCGTAGGCGTCCTGCGCGGGCAGGACGATGCGCGCGCCGTCCATGGCGTCCTGAATGCGGTCGCGCAGGTTGCCCACCACGGCCTCCACTTCCTGCGGGGTCAGGGTGGGCGCGGCGGCCTCCTCCTGCAACAGCGCAGTGGCCTGTTCCGTTAGCAGCGCCGTTTGCGTGACGTTGGCCAGCACGGCCAGTTGCGCGTTGGTGGCACCCTGCGGGGTGGAAAGGTCCGCCTGCTGGGCCGGGCGCGCGGCGTCCGCCGTGGGTATGCTGACCGTGGGCGAGGTAACGGCCTGCCCCGTGGACGGCCCGGCGGCCATGCTGCCCGCGTAGGCGCTGACGCCCGCCGGGTAGCTGCGGCCCGTGCCGCCGGTCAGGCTGCGCGACGGGAACGCCTGCGACAGCTTTTGCCAGTTGCGAAAGCCACCGCCCTGCACTGCCAACGGGTCTGCCGCCACCTGCTGCGCGGCCTGAAGATCGGACAGGTAGGCGGACGGAAAGTCCAGGTAGTACACCGCAGACCGCCCGGCGCGCTGCACGGCATCGTACTCGTCCAGCGTGCCGTGCATGCTGTTCAGCACGTCCACCTTGTCGGCAAGGCTGTACTGCTTGGCGGTCTGTTCCAGCCAGCGCGCGAAGGAGTGGCCCGACGCCTCGCTGGCCTCGCCCGTCGCCCCTTCCGCGTTCAGGGCCGCGCCTTCCGCCGCGCCGCGCGCGCCCGTTGCGCCAAGAAAGGCGTTGTCCGTCCCGGCCTCCACGAATTCCAGCGCCACCTCGGCGTAGTCGGGCTGCTCCCCTTCGTGCGGGATGTCCCACGAGGCCGCGCGCACGGTGACGGAGCCGAACACCGGATGCACCAGTTCGCCGGGGCCGGATTCCTCCAGCGCCGCCACCAGTCTTGCCAGCCCGGCCTCGTACTGCGGGCCGTTGAAGACGGCGGTAAGGCTGATGCGCCGGGCCTTGCGCCCCATGTCTTCCACTTCCGCGCCGGGGCGGTAGGGGTATTCGTGCTCCACCAGGGCGCGTTCGCCCTTGTCGCGGGTGCGCAGCACCTCGAAGCTCGCGCCCCGAAAGCTGGCGTCCAGCAGGTTGTCTTTCCATGCCATGCGATGATCCCGTTGCGCCGTTAGTGGCGGGTGGCGTCGCGCCCGTTCACTTCGTTGACGGCGCGGGCCACTTCCCGGCCATCCAGTTGCAGCACCGATTCCACGCGCACCACGCGCTCGTCCTTGAAGATCATGTCGCCCAGCTTCTGGCCAAGGCCGGTGCCGCCCAGCCAGCCCAGCAGCCCGCCGCCGATGCCGCCCACGCCCGCGCCCACGGCGGTGCCGATGCCGGGGGCCACCAGCGTGCCCAGCGCGGCCCCGGCCTTGGCCCCCAGCGATGCCCCGGCCAGCGTTCCGCCAAGCCCGCCCGCCGTGGCCACGTGGGCGGCGTTCTTGTCGTTGCGGCTCATGGCGCTTTGCTCGGTGGCGTACACGTCATAGGCGGCACCGGCCACGGCCAGCAGGCCACCGGCGCGCCCGGCAAGGCGACCGGCCAACTTACCGAACCCAGCGCCGCGCCCCGCCGCACCGGCTGCGCCCCCCGCCCCGGCGGCACCGGCACCGCCGGTCAGCATGCGCAGCCCGCCAAAGGCCGCAGCAGCCGCCGTCATGGCACCTATGGCCGTGGCCGCCTCCATGGCCGCCGTGGTCAGGGCGGGAAATTCGGCACCGAACGCGGCCAGCCTTTCCATGGCCGGGTCCAGGTAGGGCTTCACGTGGGCCAGCATGCCGGATGCGGCGATGTCCTTCTCGTTGCTGGCCTGCTGCGCCTTGAAGGCAGAGGTGGAGGCCACCACGCCGAAGGCGGTTTCGCCCGCGCCGGTGGCGTTGCGCATGCCGCCCAGCACGTCGGCCACGTAGCCCTTCTGGGTCATCTCCGCGACAAGGGCCAGCAGGGCCTGCCGGTCCTGCATCACCCGGCCCACGGCGGACGCCTGAAGAATGTCGGCCATGTCGTTCAGGGCGGACGCGCGGTCGCCGCCGGTGGCCCCTGCGGCTTTCGCACGCGCGGCCTGAAAGCGTTTGTCCCTGCCCACCACGCGGGTTTCCACCAGCCGGATGAACGCATCCAGCGGCAGTTCGCCATTTTCGCGGGCCTTGGCCAGCGACCCGGAAAGGTCGATGCCCAGCTTCCTGAAGTCCAGCGCGGCATCGCTGCTGTTCATCTTGGCCAGCAGGTTGACGAGGTTGTTACCCGCCTGGTCCTTGTTGCCCGCCGTGACGGCGGACGCCTGCGCGCTGGCCAGAATGCGCTCGAACCCGGCCATGCCCTTCATGCCCTGCGCGTTGGCCATCATCTGCGGCAGCCAGCGGGCCATGTCCTTCAGTTCAAAGCCGCCCATCTGCCCGGCCACCATGGCCCGGTCCAGCGCGGCCTGCGCTTCTTCCGGCTTGAAGAAGCCCTGCTGCACGCCCCGGATGACGATGTCCGCAAGGTCGCCGGATGCCGCGCCCGACGCGGTGGAATACTTCTGCAACACCGGCAGCAGGCTGGTTGCCGCGTCCGCCTGGATGGCCCCGGACGCCAGCATCTTGTCCAGCGCCTCGGCGGCTTCGTCGCGGGTGCCGCCGCCGGTGCGCACGGCCCCGGTGATGGAGGCGTCCAGTTGGGTCATGCCCGCACGGCGGCCCGCCACGTCGCGCTCGGCATAGGCGGTGTTGGCCATCTGCGCCACGCGGCGCTCGTAGTCCATGGGCTTGGCCAGCGCCCGCCCGGCCACGTAACCGCCCGCTGCCACGCCCGCCTGCACCTGTCCTACCGCCTTCACGGCGTTGGATGCAGCGCTGGCCACCCCGCGCAGCGACTGCATGGCCGTGCGCGACAGGCGGTCCACCTGCCGCAACCCGTTCAGCAGGCCGCCGAAGCGCATGCGGTCCGTATCGGCGCTGGCGCGGGCAAGGCCACGGGCTGCCGTGGTGGCATCCCCGGCAGCCCGCGTCACGCCGTCCAGCGCCCGCCCCGCATCGCGCCCCATCTGGTTGCGCAGCCGCAGCATTACCTGCACGACCATGTCGTTCATGCGCTATTTCCTCTTCAGCCTGCGGTTGACCACCCGCCTGCTGCCCGGCGCGGGGCCGTGCCCCGTCAGCAGTTCGATGTAGGTGCGGATTTCGGGCAGGGACATGGCCCGCACCTCTTCCAGCCGGAAGCCGCGATGCACCAGGGCCAGTTCCGCCAGCCTCAGCTCGCGGCAACGGCGCTCGCGGCCATCAGCTTTTTTCGCAGCCGGTCCTCCGCCGCGTTGAGCTGACCGAACTCGGTATCCGGCAGCGCCCCCAGCAGTTCGGGGGTAATGGCATCCTGCGGCAGCGTGCCCAGCCGGGTGATGGTGCGCGCCCAGATGTAGCGGGTGATGCGGGTTGGATTGGCCCCTTCGCCCGCCTCTGCCATGGCGTCTTCCACGTCGGCCATGGTGGGCAGGCGCATCTCGAAGTCCTTGTGCCAGTCACCGGATTCATCCTGCCAGCCGATGGTCAGGGTGCCGGTTTCGGTCATGGGGGTGCGGGTCATGGTCTATTCCTCCACGCGGTCCATTGCCGCCAGCGTCACATCCACCTTGGCCTCGTTGTCCACGCTGTACTTGCGGGCATCGTCCATGGCCACGCAGTCCAGATACGATTCGCGGGTGCCCCCTTCGGTCACGGGGTAGATGGTCACCTTGGCCCCCACGATGGCGTCCCAATCGGGGGCGTTCTCCTTGGGGATGGGCAGGGTGAGCTTCAGCGTCCATTCATGCACGCCCTGCGCGAAGCCGCTGGGCTTGCCCTTGCGGTTCATGGTCTTCACCAGTTTGCGACCGCTCTTGTGGTCGATGTCCACGGACTCGACCTCGTATTCCTTGCCGTCGATTTCGAGGATGACGGCGCCGAGGTATTCCTTCAGGGCCATGGGGTTCTCTCCTTACAGCAACAGGTCGATGCGGCCCGCAAAGACATGCAGCCCGTTGACCACATCGACCGGGATCTTCGCGTTCAGGCGGTTGGCGTCCTGCGCGTCGCGCTCCACGATGACGCCGGGCAGGTTGGCCTTCACTTCCTCTACGATTTCCAGTTCTTCCAGCTTCAGCAGCACGTCTATGATCTCGCTGCGCACCTTGGGGGGCGTGCGGGCGGACAGCTTCTCGCGCGGGAAGCGCAGGCTGATGCGTTCGCGCACGGCCTTGCGCACGTAGTCCAGCGTGCGGATGGTGGTCAGGTCCAGCAGGGACACGTCGTCCACGCCCTGGGCGTCCACCGTGTAGGTGGTGACGGCGCGCACTATCTGCACCACGTCGCCCGGCCCCGTTTCCAGCGGGGTGACGCCGTTGTGCAGGGCCGTTTCCTGCTCCATGCGGCCAAGGCGTTTGGCCACCGGCGGCACGGCAATGCCCGAAAGCGTCAGGGTGTTCAGGGGGCGGGCGGGGTCTTCCTCGCTGGCGACCACGGCCCCGTAAGCGGCGGCCACCTCGTGCGGCAGGCTGACCGTGCCGGGCAGCACCGCGCCGCAGATGCGCCCGCTGTTGACCTGACCGGCCAGCGTGGTGGCCTGCGCCAGCGTGCCGGTGGTGGCGAACACGCCCACGGCCCCGCGCTGTTCCAGCGCGTGCGACACGGCGTCCAGGTGGTCGCGCAGGGTGGCAAGGTTGTCCTGCGCGGCGTAGGGCGTGACCAGAATGTGGTGCCCGCCCAGAAACAGGGCGGCCAGCGCACCGGCAATGTCCGGGTCCGTTTGCCCGCCGGACATGGCCGTTACCTGCACGGTCAGCCCCTGCACCGTATGGCTGGCGGAAAGCGGCACCTGATTGCCCAGCGCGCCCTTGTTGCGCGCCGTGAGGGTGACCACGCCGCCCTCTGCGGCAGGCGTGACCGGCAGGTAGCGGGCCGTGCCGACGGCCTGCGCCAGCGCGGCGGCGACAACGGCGGCAGTGTCGCCCTTGGCCACGGCGATCTTCACGGTCTGGTTGCCGATGGCCAGCGCGATGACGCCCGAAGACGTGGCCGTGCCGATGATGCCCACGGTGCCGGACGCGGCAATGGACGCATCGTCGTCATCCACGGCCACCACGGTCAGGTACAGGTACGGGTTGGCGATGATGGCGGCGCGCACCATCAGGTGGGCCACGCTGCCCTCGCCAAACAGGATGCGGGCTTCCTCGTCCGAAAACACGTCCACCGGCACCAGCGCGGGCTGGCTGCCCCCGGCGGTGCGCTGGGCCACCAGCAGCACGCGCTGTTCGTTGGCGGGCAGCGTGCGCACGGCAAGGCGGGTGTTGAACTCCAGGTACTTGCCCGGCTTGCGGATGGACGACGGCAGCGTGTCGAAGGAAACGTTAGGGCTTGCCACGGGTGGCCTCCTTGCTGACGCTGGTGGCGGGTTCTTCGTCGCCTACCTTGGGCGACGCAGTCGGCGCGGTAGCGCCTGAAAGGTCGGCGGCGGGCGAAGGCGGCTTTGCCGCGTTCGCATCCGAACCGCCACTGGCAGGGATCAAATCGCCATCGGTGATGCGGCGGCGGTAGTACGGGGTATCCGGCACTTCCACCGGGGTCTGTTCGATGTACCGGCGGGGCATGCCTTCCATGGGCACCTTCACGCCGGGGACGGCTTTCACGAGCATGTCAGTTCCTCCCCTGTTGCAGGGTCAGCAGGTCCACGGCGTCGGCCTCGCCGTCGTCGGGTTGCAGGTGGTAGCGCAGGCCCACGGCTGCCAGTTCCGGCAGGGGCGCGCCGGGGGGCGTGGCCGGGTTCAGCGGCGGCGCGGGCAGGCGCAGGGGGTAGCGGGTGTGCCATTCCTGCGCGTAGACGCTGACGCCCTGGTCTTGCAGCCTGCCGTTGTACAGGCTGCGGGTGCGACCGGGCCGCAGCGGGTCCATTTCCAGCCCCTGGGCCGCCCCCTGTTCCGTGAAATCCTGGCACATCAGCAGGGCGCGCACGTCTTCCAGCATCTGGTAGGTGCCCACCTGCACGGCGTCGCCCTTGCGGGTGGCCGCCTCGTTGCGCAGGTTGCGGGCCGCCACCAGCACCACCCACGTGGCGGGCACGTGCCAGACTGTGCGGCTGGTGCCCACGGGCGCGGGGTCTCCCTCGCCCTTGAAGGCCACCCACACGGCAGGAAAGGCCCGGACAACCTGCCGGGCATCCCCGTCCAGTTCGCCGCCGTAGGTGGCCACGGTGCGCAGGTACGGCAGCCCGGCCTCGCCAAGGCGGCGGATGATGGCGTCCTCTATGGCGGCGATCATGCGTCGTCCCCTTCGGGCACGGACAGCCAGTCGCGCCGCCCGGCATGGATAACCACCCCGCTGCCGGGGGCCGGGGCCGCCGCGCCGGGCAGCACGGCCCGGCCCGCCGCCACATCGCGCAGCCAGCTTACGGCGGCCCGGTAGCGTTCGACGATGGTGTCCGTTTCCGTGGCCATGCCCCCGGTGAGCCGGTAGCGGGCCATGTCGCACACGGCGGTCAGCAGCGCCGGGGGCACCTCTGCCAGGGGCAGCGGGTAGCGCGCGGCAAGGTAGCTGTCCGCCTCGCTGGAGGCCCGGTTCAGGGCCTCCAGCGCGACGGTGGCGTCCACCTGCCCGGTGTTCTCGCGGTCGGTGACGGCTATCACCTCGTCCAGCCCGAAGGCCGCGACCAGATCGTCGGGGGTGGCGTAGGCCATCTACTTGCCCGCCTTGCCGTTCTGCTTGGCGTTGGGCTTGTCGCTGGCCTTGCTGGCGGGCGTGGCCGGGACTTCGGCAGGGCCTTCGGCGGGGACTTCCGCCGAAGCGGGAGCCGGAGCCGGGGCCGCTTCGGGCGCTGGCTGCGCGGCGGGGGCATCGCCCGTGCCGCTTCCTTCATGAGTGACCTGCGCGACCGGAGCAGACAGGGCCGCATCGGCCACCGCCCCGGCTTCCGCTTCCCCGGCATCCACCGGCGTGCCCAGCGGCACGGCCAGCAGCACCGGGTCGGCAAGGATGGCCGACATGCGGGCAGGCCCCAGTTCTTCGGCGTTCACCACCGTCCGCTCCGGGCTGAAGCGCAGCCCGGCCCGGTAGCGGCATTCCACGTTCTTTCGGGTTGTCACGGCGTACCGCATGGCGCGCCCCCCTAGCCCAGCCACGCCACGGGCACCACGGTGGCCGCGTCGAACCACTTGTTGGTGCCGCCGCCGGGCAGTTCGGACACGCCCACAACGCCACGGGCCGCGCCGTTCAGGGTGGGCGGCACCACCAGCAGGGTGGACGCCTTGCCGCCGCTGCCAAGGCCCAGCGGGCGGCCACCGTCGGCCTTCATGGTTTGCAGGGCCACCAGCGCCGCCTCGAAGTTGTCGGCGGTCAGCGGGTGCTGGCTGCGCACGGCCATCTGCCAGAAGCCGTAGCCCGCGTTGCAGCGGTAGCGCACGCCGTAGGGAATCTCGTCCTTCATGAACACGTGGTCATTGTCGGGGTTGGAGATCATTTGCAGTTCGGGCTTGGTGCGCTCCTGAAAGATCAGCGGCTTCAGCGGGCGGCTGACATCGAGCAGGAACCACGCCGCGCCGGGGTTGGCGCCGGGCACAAGGTTGTTGCTGACCAGCATGGCCTCGCCGGTGCCGTCCACGTTGGGGTAGACGGGGTGGTCGGTGTCGAAGAAGTTCTGGCCGTCGAAGCAGGTGCGGGCGTGCCCGTTGGCCAGCAGGGGCCAGACCAGTTCGTCGGGGTGGGTGGCCGCGCCGTAGCCCATTTCCTCGAACAGGGGCGTGTAGATGCCAAGGGCGTCGTCTTCCACGGACGTGCGCGAGACGCCCACGGTGCCTTCGTACAGCTTGTTGGAGATGGCGTAGCCGTGTTCCTTCATGTCCTTGAACACGCGGTCGCCCACCCATTCGCGCAGCTTGGGGAACTGGCCCAGCCAGCCGTAGGTGTTCTGCGCGGCGGTGCTGGGAATGAGCGTGGCCACCTTGTCCCACATGGGCGCGGCCTTGGTCTTGCCGCGCTGGAAGGCGGCGGAAAAGCCGGTGCGCAGGCTGTTCAGCAGCGCGCTGGTGATGACGGCCATGGATTACTTGCCCTCCTTGCTGGCGCGGAACTCTTCGGGAGTCAGGCCCAGCTGGTTCATGGTGTAGGTGTCTTCATCGGTAAGGGCCGCCGTGCCCGGCACGGGGTGGGGGGCAACGCGGGTGGTCTGCATGGCGGTCAGGGCGGCCACCGGCACGGCCACGGAAAGGTAGTTGCGCAGGGCGTCGGGGTCGGTTCTGGCCAGTTCGCGCGCCCACGGCTCCACGGCCTTGTTCAGGCGGCCATCGGCCAGCGCCGCGTCGATTTCCACCGACATGGCGGCCACGGTCTGCCCGGTTTCCAGTTCTGCCACGCGGGCCTGCAAGGTGGCGGCGGACTGCTGCAAGGCGGTCAGCGCCTCCATGGGCACGAAGCGGGCCGGGTCCGGGGTGGCCGACGACAGCGCGGCAATTTGCGCGCGCTGTTCGGTGAGCAGGGCCAGCAGGTCCACGGTGGCGGGCTGACTGGCGGGGGCGGCCCCGTCGGTGGCGGCGGCTTCGCCTTCGCCGCCCAGCATGGCCTTCAGCTTGTCCAACTGCTCCATGATGTCCTGCGCCGTGGCCGTGACGGGCAGGTTCAGCATCCAGCGCAGGCGCTCCAGAAGTTCATCCATTGCGGTCTCCTGTGTTGCGAGGTCTTCCACGGCTGCCACGACGCACATGCCGTCAAGGGCCGGGGTGTTGGTAAGCGCGGCGCTGATGATGCGCAGCACCGCGCCGGTTGCGGCGTCGAAGGAAAAGACGGGGGAGATGAAGAGGTATTCTTTCGCCGTGATGTAGGCGCGGGCACGCTCGGTCCAGGTAACGGCGGCGAACAGGCCACGCCCCGGCAGGTAGGTGACGGCATCAATCCACCCGGCAGCCGGGGCAGGTTTGCCGTTCTCTTTTGCTTTCAGGGTCTGGTGTTCGTAGTCGATGACCAGCGGGGTTTCGCGGGCCTGCGCATCGGCCACCACGGGGGCGGCAATGTCTGCATCAAGGCACCACGCGGTTAGCGCGCCCTTGGTCATGGATGCGGGGCGACCATCGCGCGCGGCAAAGCTGCCGTCCGGCAGAAGCTGGACGTTCAGCCCGTCGGGAAGGTCGGAAGGACCGTCGCCCACGGAAAGGGGCACGGTAAGGACTGCGGTGGGGTGCGTTGTGGAACGCGGGGGCTTTAAATGCGACATGCCCCCGGTATACGGGGGCATGTGGTGTAAGACAGGGGGAAGGGGTTCAGTGGGTAATTAAACGTCGAGAAGTTCACGCAAGAATATTTTCCGCAAGTTATGTAACTCATAATTCTGGCGAAATACTTCTGGAATCCATAATATTAAATCGTCAACATTGATGTCATCCTCTTTAATATTATGATATTTAGCATATTCTTCGATGCACCTTCTTATCGCACCTTGTGTAAGAAGTGCCATCCATTTTTCACCAACCCTATAAAAATCACTCGTTGGAGTTTTTAACTTTAAAATGCTATCTCGAAGCATTGCAAAATCAGACGCGAGTGATTCTTGAAGCGTTTTGAATGCATCGTGTATGTCAACTTCTTTCGTTTCTATATTTGAAATTTTGATGTTGCTAAAGTTTTTTAGAAAAGACCTGTAATTTTTTCCAAGCGATGCATTATATGTATTTTTTATGGCATAACTAAGTTCTGATTTAAAATTTTCTATGCCGCCATGGCGTAAGTCCCGAGGGTATTCTATATGCTCTATCACGCCAGTATCAAAAGAATAGTCTGTGTGTTTGTCCTTGACAATTACAACAGGCTTATCAAACGCAAGCCTCATCCCTAATTCAAACATTACATTAGGATTCTTATGACTTACATCGCAAACGACAATTTCATTATTATATACATTCCTAACTATTCTTTCGTGTATTACTCCAACTTCATTTGCATCGCTAACAAGCTGAGGTTTAAATCCAGCACTAGATATGGCAGAAAATAAAATAGACTTAACATCCGCCCAATGCTCTTTTGTACATTCAAGCATGTCCCCTATTGGCATAAGAACACCGCATATACGTTCTTCACACGAAGAAGCACATTCTTTAGCGGAATGCCCAGTTTCCGTGGTATTCTCTCTGCGATCACTCGTCTTAGACATAGGATATCTCCTAGCTGGACTTCAGTTCTGGCGTACAAAACAAGATGATCTCACATACACATAGCCTATTTAATGGCGTTAACGTAACGTTAGAATCCATGCAAGAGCCAATCGACATGCTCAGCAAGGCAATAGCGCAAATGGCATCCTAGAAGGTCGATAAGTGCCTTTGCACCTCCGCGTGCAAAATCCCCCGTATCTCCTCCTCGTCCTCCGGCCCTACGCCCAGAAACGGGCGGGCCGGGATGTCACCCCACGGGATGGGGCCGCCCCGCTTGGTGGTGCCGAACGCGCCTTTCTTCGTGCCAAACTGGTGGGTGGGGGCATAGGGCACGTTGGTGCCCACGGTGGCATGGTCCGGGCCGTAGTCCGCGTGCAGGCTGCCCGCAAGCTGGCCGCGCACCTGAAGGATGGGGCCATCGTGCCCGGTCTTGGCGCGGCGGCCTATGGTGACCGGCGACAGCGGGTGCCATGCGTTGCCGGTGACCGGGTCGCGCTGCCCGGCAAAGGCCCGTTCCGGCGCGTCGGCCAGCACGCCCGCCAGTTGCCGGGTAACGGGTGTCATGTCCCGGCCCAATTCCACAAGGCGGGTAAGCCCGTGCTCCAGGCCGTCGAAGTTGACCTCTATTTCGATCATGGCTAGTCTCCTTGGTACAAGACGGGTGCGACACGGTGATATTCTGCCTGCCGTAGCACGGGCCATGGCCCGGAGCGCCTTGTGGGGTTTCCGCTTTTGCGGGTGGCAGGCCCCACCGCCCCCTTGTATCCGCCCGGTGCGGCCTAATGGTCCGCGCCGGGCTGTTTCTTTTCCGTCTTTCGCAACTGGCCCACGATGCGCGCCCGCTGGGCGTCGTCGCGGCTCAAGCGCCAGAAGCTGACCAGATACAGTTCGTCGCCCTTGCGGGTGGCCTTGACCACGCTGACGTAGCCGCCCGGCTCGTCCAGCACGTAGACCAGCCGCAACGCGCCGTCCTGCACCACCTCTCCCTGTTCCACCACATCCTGCACGCGGGCGTAGTCCGCCAGCGTCAGTTCCGGATGGTGCCGCCGCTGCTTGGCCCAGGTTTCCGGCGACAGCCGGGCAAGGGCGCTGGTGCCGCCTATGCGTGCGGCGTCGTCCGCCGCCAGCACGGCCACGGGAAAGTGCCCCTGCGGCGCGGCGGCCCACGCGGCGAACGCCTCGCCTTTTGTCAGGTGGCGCACGGCGGCTGCGGCCAGCGCCGGGTCTGCCGCCCGCAGCTTGCGTGCCGCCTCGTCCAGCATGTTGGCCAGCCCGGCAGCGCCGGGGTTGTAAGAAAAGCCAGGGTCCGTCCAGGCTATTTCCCCGGCCTGCGGCACCTTGTAGCCGGTCACGGTGCGCCGGGTGACCTCGCCGGTACGGCGGTCCACCAGTTCCCGCTCCTGCGTGACCATGCGGCCCGCGCCCCGCTCCACCGTCAGCCCTTCCGCCTTCAGCCTGCTTGCGGACAGCGCCCGCTTGCGGCAGCGGCACCCCCAGCCGTTGGGCGGGTAATGGGTGGACCAGAACGGATCATCGTAGCGGAACACGCGCCCGTGCAACACCTTGTGCGTGGGGCGCGTGAGGAAATCCACCACGGCCAGATACTGCCAGTATGGCCGGGCATCGGCGTTTTCCAGCGCCTGCTTGTAGCGCCCGGCCATGTAGGCGGCCTGCATGTTCTGGCGGTAGATCAGCCGCAACCGGGCCGGGCTGCCCATGCGCACGGTGCGCGTGGTGCCGTCCGCCGCCGTATCGGTGCGTTTGCCCCACCAGCCCTTGCGGCGCAGCACCGGCTCCAGCGTTTCGCGGAACCAGCGTTCCGTCTTGCCGTCCCGCAGGGCGGTGGTCAGCCCGTCGCGGATGTCCTGCAACACGTCCAGCCGGGCCAACCCGGCCACGGTGAACGCCTGCGCGTGGGCCTGCTGCCACAGTTCCTTCCAGTCGAAGGTGACGGCGTAGCCCTTGGCCGTGAAGTAGGCGATGGCCTCCTTGGGCGGCAGGCCCATGGCGTAGGAGAGGGAAGGTTGTGCTGGCACAGGATATTACCTATTGAAAGGGGACTTATCTTCATTCCACACGAGGGTAGCCATGGACGTTTTCATTGCAGGGCTTGGCGCGAACCGCCCTTATGAGCACTTGTCCCAGAAGCGTGTGACAAGAGCACTTCGACTCGCCTTGCGCTCAAAATACGGGATAGAAGCCGTAAAGGTCTCTTGCACCGCCATATGGCAGATTGATGCATGGGTTGTGCAGGCAACGATCAACGGTAAACCAACACTCTGTCGCGTACTGGCTGGAACATCATGATGTTTCCCGCGCTGACACGCGCCCCCACACTTCGCTGACGAAGATCGCCCGCGCCAGCAGGTCTTCCAGCTTGCGGCCCTCCATCCGGGGGTACAGTTCGGCAAGGCGGGCCAGCAGGTCCGCCGGTTCCGCGCCGTCGCGCAGTTCCTGTAGCAGCGGCTCCAGCAGTTCCTCCATGGCGGCCAGCATGGCCCCGTCGGGAATCTCGGCGTCGTCCAGCGCCTGCTGGTCCGGGTACGGCGCGCCGCCGTCACCATCTGCGTCCCCGTGGGCAGCGGCCAGCGCCACGGCGGCGGCCCGGCCTTCCGCATCGCCATCGCCCGCATCACCCGCATCGTCATCACCGGGGGCGCGGGTGCCCAGCACTTCCTCGTCGCCCTGCGGCAGGGGAATCTTCAGCTTTTCATGCGCCCACGCGGCGGGAATGCGCATCACCCCGGACAGCTTGGGCAGCGCGTCGGCGTAGGTGGCGATGTCCGCCGCCTGCCGGGTGTCGAACCGGAACCACGGCAGCAGCCGGGCGTCGGCCACGCCCGCGTTCAGCACGGCCAGCGGGGCCAGCACCTGCCGGGTCAGCGTGCCCGCGATTTGCAGCGCGTCCGAGGTCAGCAGGTCGTGGCGAATCTCGTTGTGTACCGCGCCCAGCGCGTTGGTGCTGCTTTTGCCGTCGGCCTGGCTGGTCAGGGTGCCGCCCAGGATGGCCTTGGACATGCCGCGTTCGCAGCGGTCCACCAGCACGCCGAAGTGGTCGTGGGTGGAGTTGGGCGGCGTTTCGAAGACGATCTCCATGCCCTGCGGGATGATGCCCGCCGCGTCGCGGCCAAGGGCCTGCAACGCCCGCAGCAGGGCCGCCTTGTCTTCTTCCGTGCTGGCCGCCGGGTACTTGCCCAGGCGAAAGGGCATGCCATGCACCTCCACATAGGCGGCGTTGGAGGCCAGCGCGTAGGACCGGATAAGGTAGCTCCACGCCAGCACGCGGAACAGCCCGGCGCGGGCCAGCCAGCCGGAACGGGACCGGTGGGTATGCAGCACCCAGCCCAGCGTTTCCAGTTCCGCGCCTTCTGCCGTGCCGTCGCGCAGGCGCAGGGCGTTGCGGTCGTGCGGCGGGGTCTGGAACCACGTCTGCGGGCGGAAGTGGAACGCCTGCGGCAGGTGCAGCTTGCCCTCGCGCCCCCATTCGATTTCCAGCGCGGCAAAGCCGTGGCCCACGCCGTCGGCCATGTCCAGAAACAGGTCATCCACGTTGGCCAGCGCGTCGAACTGTTCGCGCACGGCATCGGCCACGCGGCGCGCCGCCGCATCCCCTGCGCGTCCCGGCAGGATTTCCCAGTCCAGCGTCAGCAGCGCCCGCTTGCGCTTGGCCAGTTCCGCCGCAAGGTGTTCGCAGCGGTCTTCCATGTCCGCGAACAGGACGTGCTGTTGCAGGATATCGCCATCGTCTGCGGATTGCAGGATGTTCTTCAGCCGGGCGGGCGTGAGGCCGTGGGTAAGGTTGGCCCAGCGTTCCCAATACAGTTGGGCCACGGTGGTGGGCAGGTCATCCAAGGATGCGTCCGCCGTGGCCCCGTCGCGGGTTTGCAGGCCGCCGGAAGGCAGGAAGGTGCGGGTAAAGGCGCGCGCGGCGCTAGACAAACGATCCATGAAGCCCATGGTCATCTCCGTCGGTGTCCATATCGTGGAAGGGACTGCGGCGCGGGGCCGCCGTGAAGGCGTCGCGCAGGCTGACAAAGCCGCCGCTGGCGATGCGCCACAGCATTTCCAGCGCGTCCGGGCCGTCGTCGTGGTCGGCCTTGGGGAAGTGGCGCAGCTGGTCTGTCAGCGTCTGCTGCGAGGGGTGCAGGCGGATGCGCCCCTGCACCATGTAGGGTTGCAGGGTTTCTATGCGCAGGTGCTTGTCCGTGCTGTTGACCACCGGCTGTACGGGAATGGCGATGCCGCGCGCCACGGCCCGTTGCGCCAGCACGTGGGCGAAGAATTCCTGAAACTGCACGGCCTCCACGCCCCACAGCAGGCAGCGGTATTCAAGGTGCGCGGCAATCACGTCTTCTATGATGCGGTCGGGGTGGCGCTTGCGGATCAGGGCTTCCACCACGTCCAGCGTCATGGTGGGCCGGTGGAAGCCGCCCACAAGGATGGCCGAAGGGTCGCGCCCCGCGCCGTGCTTGCCCAGCGACGGGTCTACCGCGCCGAAGAACAGCCAGTCCGCCCGGCGGTCCACCCAGAAGGTGATGCAGGCGGCAAAGGGGGCGTCGTCGCCGGAAAGCGGGTCGTTCTGCTGTTCCGCGTCGAAGGCGGCGTGGTCTTCGGCCCGCTTCAGCATCAGCTTGTACAGCGGGCGCATGGACGGCCACGACACCTCGGCGTTGCGCTCCATGTCCGCCGCGTTGGCGGCGTGGAAGGCGCGGGCGGCGTCTGCCCCTTCGGCGCGCAGGATGCCTTCCCAGCGGTCCCACAGGTCCATGCGGTCGGGCCAGCGGATGACGGCCCGGAACCGCTTGCCCCGCCACAGGGGTTTTTGCAGCGTGCGGGCCAGCACCGAATCGTAATGCAGGATGGTGCCCACGTAGATCACGTCCATGCTGTCGTCCGCCGGGCCAAGGGACAGCACCGTGCGTTGCAGCCAGCCTTGCAGCTTGTCGCGCTGTTCCGGCTTCAGGACGTTCTCGTCGTTCTCCAGGTCATCCAGCACGGCAAGGTCGGGGCGGTGCGGGCCGTGGCGCAGGCCGCGCATGCGCTTGCCCGCGCCCAGCGCCTGCAACTTGACGTTGCTGCGGGTGACGATGGTGCCCACGTTCCACACCCGGCCCTGCCCGGCGGCATCGGGAAAATCCATGCCGATGCGCGGGTTGGCTTCCAGTTCCACCTTCACCGCTTCCAGCAGGGCGGCGGCCTGTTCCAGCGCGTCGGCTATCAGCAGCAGGTACCGCTTGCGCCCGGTCAGCACACACCACAGCACGAAGAACAGCGCCACATAGGTGGACTTGGCCTCGCCGCGCGGGGCGGCCACGGCCAGCTTCACGCCTTCCGGCGCGGCCACGATGCGGGGCAGTTCCTCGTCCAGCCAGCGGTGCAGCACGGAATCGCCGCCGCTCTTGGCGTAGTGCGGGAAGTAGGTGCGCCGGAAGAAGACGAAGTCGTCCTGCGCCTGTGCGCGACGTTTGGCACTGGCTTGCGGGTCTGCGGCAAAGCCGGAGCATTCCGCCTCCACCTGCTGGCGCAGGGTGGCGGCAAGGTCGCCAAGGGCCAGCAGGAATTCCTTGCGGGACAGCTTTGGCGTCATGCGTATCGGGCGCTTGCTCATGCCTTGCCCCCGTAGTGCCGGGAAAGCTCGAAGCCGAACGGTTCCAGCACTTCCAGCAGGGCCTGCGCGTGGCCGGGAAAGTGCTCGCGCACGAATTCGCCCAGCAGGCCCAGCACCTCCAGCGCAAGGGCCAGTTCGTTGGTTTCCGGCATGACGCGGCGGCAGGCGGCCACCGTCTTGTTGAAGCTGTCGGCAAGGCTGGCCAGGATGTCCGCGCGTTCCTTTGGCTTCAGGGTGCCTTCGCGCAGTTCGTCCAGCAGGGTCTTGTGCTGCACCATGTAGTCGGTCAGCACCTGCCGGGCCACGTCGTCTGTGCCGCCCATGGCCAGCATGCTGGCGGTGCGCGCCTTGTCCCAATCGTCGCCATCGGCCTTGGCCTGCCGCTTCCAGCGGGCAGCCGTGGACGCGGGCACGCCCGCCCTGGCAGCGGCCATTTCCAGCGGCAACTGGTCGTAGATGAAGGCGGCGCGCAGTTGCCGCCGGGTTTCATCGGCGTGGGCCACGTCAGCCCCCCAGCAGCTTGGCTTTGATGTAGGTAATGCCCACGGCCACAAGGCCGCCGGTCAGCCCGCCGGAAATGCCCCCGGCCACCGCCCCGGCGGTGATGGCCCGGCGCTCCATGCGGGCGGTGCGCCGGTCCACCAGGTCCACCTTTTCCGCGATGCGCTCCAGCAGTTGCAGTTCGCGCCCGGCTTCACCGGCGCAGTCATCCTTGGTCATGCGTGTCTCCGCATCATGCGCCGCCGGGCAGTGAGCCGAGGCGGTCCGAGAGTTTGTCCAGCTTGGCGTCGATGTCCTTCAGGCGGTCCAGCATTTCGGTGCGCATCAGTACGTAGTCGTCGCGGCGCACGCACTGGTCGGTGACGCGCTGGCGCAGTTCCGCCAGTTCTGCCTTCAGGGCCTCGTTCTGCTGCTTCAGCCCGTACAGCACCACGCCGCCAAGGCTGCCCACCACCCCCAGCAGCGTGGTGACCAGCAGCAGCACCCATTCCATGCTCATGGGGCCACCGCGAAGTTGACCAGGGCGTTGACCTGCGCTTCCAGCGCCTGACAGCGCCCGCCGTAGTCGCGGATGTGGGCAAGAATGTCCGCCCCGCTGACGGTGGCTGCGCCCGCTATTCCGGGTGCTGCGCGAAGTAGCCCGGCGTCAGCGCCGGGGGCGGCGTGGGCCGTTGCGCCAGTTCCGGCGGCAGCGGCGTCTTCGGGCAGGGGGCCACCACCGGCACCGGCGGCAGGGGCGAGGCCGATTGCCTCGTTGTACAGGCGCACGAAAGCAGGGCCGAACACAGGGCCAGCAACAGCAATGTCTTGCGCGGCATGGGCGGCAATCCTCCGGGAGAATTCGCGGCGGGCATCGGCAAGGCGCGTGCGCGTCTGCATCAGTTCCGCCGCAAGGGTGTTGGCGCGGGCGGTTTCCTCCTCCAGCTTGCGCCGGGCAGTACGCTCCGCATCGGCCACGGCCAGGGCGCGGACGGTGTTTTCGTCCGCGTGCTCGGCCCGCAGTTCGGCCAGCGCCCGCTGGCCACGTTCCGACGTGGCGGCATGGGCGGCCTGTTCGGCCTTGAGGCTGGCCGACAGCAGGACGCAACGCACCCCGGCCACGGCCAGCAGCACAGCAAGCACGGCGGCCCCGGCGGCAAGCGCCAGCAGGCGCGGCTTTGGGGACAGGAATGCGGCGATGGTTTCCAGCATCAGGAACGCCCCCCTTCGCAGCTTCCCCCGCCCCAGCCCGCCGCCTCGTAGACCGGTTCCAGCATCAGCAGGATGCGCCGGGGGTAACCCCGGTTCTCGCGGAAGGCGTTGGCGGAACGCCCGGCGTTGACGGCCTCCACGTTGCCCCACCACACGGCGGGGTTGCGCCCGCGCGTGGCGGCCAGTCTGGCGTCGCGCTGCACCCAGCCCAGCCCGCCGTTGTAGGCGGAAAGGGCCATGGCCATGCGGTCGCAGGGGGTGGCGGCGCGCACGCGCTGGTGCAGCCACAGGTCGTAGGCGACCATGGCGCGCAACGCCCACGCGGGATTGAAGGGGGCAGGCTGGCCGGTTTGGGGCATGACCGTGGGCAGCCAGCGGGCAGTGGACGGCATGAACTGCGCCAGCCCCTGCGCGCCCACAGGCGACACGGCGTCGGGCCGCCACTCGCTTTCCTGCTGCACCTGCGCCGCAAAGGTGGCCACCGGCGCGCCAAGGCCCCATTCCAGCCGGGCCGCACGCACCAGCACGGAACGGTGCGCCTGCGCCTCGCGGGGGATGGAGGCGGCGCGGGCGGAATAGCTGAACCACAGGTGCAGGAGAATGGCGGCAAGCAGGGCTATGCCAAGGACGCGCAGCGCCTCAAGGAACCACCCGAGGAAGGATAACGCGGCGGAAACAAACAGCGCAGCAAGCCGCCTGCCGAACGGAGTAGCAGGTGCAGGCGGCCAAACCCACACCTCCCACCCGAACGGAAGCCGGATTGCCCGGTAGCCCTTGTGGAAGCCCATGGCTAAAGCCCCAGCCCCACGGCCAGCATGGCCATGCCCATCAGGAGAATGCGGCGCAGGCACGCGACCATGAACAGGGGCTTGGATTCCGTTACCACCGGGAAGTCATCAACGCCGTCGGGCCAGTCGCCGGAGCCGATGCGGTCGCGCCATTCCTCGCACAGGTAGCCTTCGGGCCGGGCGTAGGGGAACAGCCAGCGGTCGATCCAGTAGGCGGCCACGGCGGCCAGCATGACCAGCGTGACCTTGTAGGTGACGATCAGCGCCTCTCTGGGCGAGGCGTGCCAAAGGAACAACCACAGCGCGACGGCAATCAGGCTGCACAGCAGCATGCGCGCGTGCCGGATGCCGCGCAGACGGGACAGGATGGACACGACGGCCTCCCTTGCAAAACAGGTGCAACAACGTTTCGCCAGGGCAGCCGCCACAATGCAGCCGCCCCCGGTGCTGCCATATTGGCAGCAACCGGGGGCGGCGACAGAAGGAAGGGGTTCAGTGGGGCGTGCTAGATCAGGTGCTGGACAAGACGGAAAGAACCTATGACGCCCAACATGAAAAGGCCCGCAATGAAGCCCCACGCGGCAGTAAAGGAGACAGGCAATTCTTTTCTCGTTTCCTTCGCGGCATAGATGCCGACCAGCATGAGCATGGGACCGCCAAGCAAGTATACCTTTACCGGCGGGAAACGAGCAGCAAGCTCCGCAAGTATCCCGGCACCCAGCATCACCATCAGAACGAACACCACCGCAAACCGATAGCGAGGCATGTACTTCAGCATTGCAACGACAATGCCGATGAACGCACCAACGAGAATCGCATACATCAACATGGAACCTCCTACACCAGACGCCCCTGTGCCGGGGCAGATTGACGGGGGGGCACGGCATCTGGCCCTTTCAGGATCAGCCAGACTCGTCTGTCGGAAAGCCTATAGCGCAGGGCAAGTTCCGCGACAACATCCGTTCCGGTGCGCCCGGTCCGTATCTCAGCGTCGAAATGTCGAACTATCTCCGTATCCCGCGCCCTGCGCAACGCATCGGCACAGCGGGGAATGTACAGGTTGGTTCCGCCGTACTGCTTGCACAGGATGTCGGCGGCCTTCACCCCCACGGCCTGCTCCAGCAGGTTGAAACGCAGTTCGCCCATCCGGTTCTCGCGCTTGGGAACCGGGAACGTCGTGCCGCCCAGCGCCTCCACCAGCCGCAGGGTGTCGGGCATGCCGATAAGCCCGGCAATCTCGCGGGCCATGGCGGGCATGCTGTCTTCGTGCTGCATGATCTGCAAGACATCGCGCGTCATGCATCTTCCTCCTTGCCCGAGCGGCGGCGCGCATCCTTCACCAGAGCCACCATGACGGCCTTTAGCTGGTCCGCGTCGCACCATTCCAGCTTCTCCACCCCGAACATGCGCCGGGCAATGGCTTCCGCGTAGCTCCACGGCCTGCCGTTGTCGGCAAGCAGCGCCTCCACCTTGGCCAGCAGGGCGGAACCTCCGGCCTTCACGCGCGGCTTGCGGCCCTTGCGCGTTGCCGCCTTGGGCTGCCAGCCCTTGGCCCGTAGTTCGGCCACCACGGCCACCAGTTGCCTGTCCGTCAGGCCGGACGCGGAGCGTTGCCCGGTCACCCGTTCCAGCAGGTCGCGGTACACGCTTTCGCCCAGGGCCAGGTCCTTCCGGGCGATGTGAATCTTGGCCAGCAGTGAATTGCGGCCTTCGGACCGGGCGTCAGAAGTCGCCATGTGCCACCTCCAGCAGGCTGCGCTGGCCCGGTCGTTGCCGTTCCGCGCGGGTGTTCAGGGCATGGACGCAGGCTGCGGCGTTCACCGTGGCGGCGTCGGGGTCGTTGGGGTCCACGAAGAACAGCGCCACGATGCGGTTGCGCTCGGTGTCGCGGATGCACGGCATGTCCGTATTGGTGCGGGAACGCTGGTACCGCTGCATGGCTACCTCCGGCATTCGGATACGGGCACCTGAACCAGCCCACGCCCGAACAGCAGGACGTGGACGTACCAGCGGGCATCAGCCCCCTGATGCGGTTGCGTCGCGGTGCGGGTGCGGTCGTACAGGGGCGTTCCGTCCGGGGCGCGCCCACCGTTGGCAACGCGGACGGGGGTGCCCACGGGCAATTCCGGTCGCGGCTCTTCGGCGGGCGCGGCATCGCCCGACAGCGGCCCCAGCAGCCGGGCCACCAGCCCGCCCACCGCCGCAGGGGGAAGAAAACTGTACTTCTCGCCGCCCACGCGCACCCATCGCCCGCCCTGGCGCACCCGGAACACCCCGGCGACCGCGCCGGGCTGGCCGGGCCACAGTTCCGCCGGGAACAGTTCAAGGCTCACTGGCGTTTTGCCGGGCAGGGTAAGCAGAATATGGGCTGTTTTCTTGCGCGGTTCTGCCATGTGGACTCCGCATTTCTCGTTGGCTGCTCGTCAGGCCGGGGCCGCCACGCCCCGACGACCGCCCCCCATCACAGGCGGGGCGGTTTCGCTCAACTGTGTGCAGGTTGCGGGACTTTCACTTCTACCTTCGTCAACGGGTACTTGATTCGCAGTTCGCCGATGCCCTCCATAGGGGGGATAATCCGTACCTTGTGGCCGACTTTCAGGGCATCCATGGGTTCCAGCAGACGGCTCCCAACCCACAGGGAAGCCTGAAACGGTCGGCAGTCTATGACCTCCCTGTCGCAGATGTCCCACTCCAAAAAATCCTGCATGTGATCTTCAAAGGTCACGGTGATGATGGTGACCGCTTCCATAAGTGTTCCTTTGGCTGCTCGTCAGGCCGGGGCCGCCACGCCCCAGCGACCGCCCCGAAGGGCGGTTTCGCATCACTTGCACAAGATGCGTTTTGCTGTCGCCGCATCATATCCCGCCTCTATCAGACGGGATGCGGCATCGTTCCTGATGCCTCGCACTATTGCGGAACGGTCATCTTCCTTGCGTTTGCGAAATGCCGGGTTGTCGGAAAGTTCCGGCATCTGCTCCGGTGACAAGTTGGGGTGTCGCAACACTCGCTCCGCAAACAACCTGACCATGTAGTTGAGCCGCAGCTTGTCCCGCGCCATGACTCACCTACGCGGCCTTGTAGCTCAGGGTGGCCTTGGCTTCCTGAATCCGCAGGCAACCCGCCACGTCGCGGGCCAGCGGGTTGTCGCCATCGGTGGCAAGGCTCACCAACTTGGGTTCGGGCGAATAGGTGGCCTTTTCCTTCACGAGGTCGGGGAAGCGGTCGCCCAGCAGTTCACGCAGGGCGCCCACGTCGGCAATGGCCACGGAATCCCGCAGGGACACGGTGCAGTCCACGCCCGCGATGACGATGTGCAGGGTGCCGTTGCCGTCCATCCAGCGCGGCACCTCGGCAAGAATCTTCGCGTTCACTTCCTCCAGCTTGTCCTTCAGCCCGTCGATCTCGTTCTTCAGGGCCGCACCGTGCAGCACCAGTTCGCCCAGCGAGGCCGGGGCGGTGAAGGTCTGCTTGCCCAGCTTGACCGTTGCCACGGGCGGCGTGGGCAGGTGGGACACGTTGGATTCCTGCACCTTCTTCAGTTTCTTTGCGGCGGTCGCCATGTCAGTTTCCTCCATTCTGTTGGTCGGGTTGGGGTCTGTGGGGGCAAGCCTGGCAGGCGCGCCAGTGGCGCAAGGCTGCCGGGCTGGATGTCGGCAAGGGGCCGTTGTGGCGGGCGCATTCCAGCGCGGTCAGTTCACGCCCCAGAAAGGGGCACGCCACCCGCCCGTAGGTTTCGAGGATGCGTTGCGCCATGCGGTCGGTGCGGCCAGGGTAGCGCCCGGCCAGCAGCAGGCTGACCGATGGCCGGGACACGCCCAGTTCGCGCGCCACCGCCGCCTTGGTGCGGTCTGCGGCGGCGTGGCGCAGCAGTTCCAGCCAGTCATGCGTCATGAGCGGCCCCCTGTTGCGCCAGTTCGGCCAGTGTCGGAACGCGCAGGACTTCGCCGGTGTTCGGGTCCGTCAGGGTGCGTGTGGCCTTGTTGAAGGCCGGGGCTTCCGGCCCGGTGTTGCGGTCGCGCCGCAGGCGGTAGCGTTGGGGGTGCGGGCCATTGCCCCGGCGGGGCAGCGCCAGCAGGTAGCCCGTGGAGGCCAGCGCCCGGATGTAGGCGCCAAGGTTCCTTTCCGCATCGACCTCGCTGCCGTCGCACAGCATGGTCAGCAAATCGTCCAGGCTGAAGCCGTCGCGCATGCGCATGGCCCGCCACGCCTTGGCGCGCAGGGTGTTGCCCCGCCTGCTGGCAGCCGTAGCAGTGCTGGGGCCGCCCTTGGGCTCATAGCCGGTGGCCAGCACGGCGCGCCCCGCTTCCGTGATTTCGTGGACGCCAGCGTGCGAGACGATGAACCCTTTCCCCCTCAAGTTCTTGCAGGCATTGCGGGCGGACTCCGTACTCACGCCGAGCACGGACGCAATGCTGCGCGTCAGCTTGGGGCCTGCCGCAAGTTGCGTCAGGATGTCGCGTCCGTACCACGCCATCTAACGGCCCCCCGCCGCCTGTGCCCCCGTGCGGGGTGCGCGGCCCTGCCGGGCGGTATTGGCCATGCGCGGGGTGCGGGCCTGCCAGTCGTAGGACAGGGGCACCCCGGCCACGTCGGCCATGGTCACCGTGGCCAGTTCGTTCACCTTGGCGATGCGTTCGATGGTGGCCACGATGTTCAGCACCTCGCGCATGCGCCCGCCGGACAGGCGATGCACCTCGGCCACCAGTTCATCGGTCAGGGGCACTTCCGAAAGCTGCCCGCAGGCGTGGGCCACATCGGCCAGCGAGGCGGGGCGGAATTCCACCACCTGCGCAATGCGGCTGTTGATCTGCTTGTGCCGGGCGATGTTCTGCTGGATGCGCTCCATGCCGATCAGCACCACGGTCACCTCGGCCCGGTCGGACAGGTCGCGTACCTTTTCCAGCACGGCGGCGGCTGACGACAGGGTGAATTCCGCCTCGTCGATGACCAGCGGGGCCTGCGTTTCCACCACGTGTTCCAGCAGCCGCCCGAACAGTTGCTGCGCCGTGCCGCGCGGGTCCACCCGCAGTTCCTTGGCCAGTTCGGTCAGGAAGTATTTCGGGGTCCAGTCCACGTTGGCCCGCAGGAACACGGCCCCGGTTTCGGCGGCCCAATGCCCCACCGTGTGGCTTTTGCCGAAGCCCGGCGCGCCGTGAACCAGCATCATCCCGGCTTCCGCCGCGCCGCGCTGTTCCACCGCCTGAATGCCTGCGGTGAACCGGGTGTAGTTTTCCGTCCTGACGAATTGCTTGCGCATGGTGTCTCCTAGTTCTCGGTATGGGCGAGGGCCTTCCAGCCCGGCCACGCGATGCCTTCGTGCACGTAGCGGTCGTGACTGTCGGCGTACTCGAAGGTTTCGACGTACCGGCACAGCCACGGTTCATCCTTGTCCAGCCAGCGGTCCTTGTGGCGCATCAGCCATTCGTACCGCTCGTGCCCATGCGCGAAGCACGGGCGGGGTTGTTGTTCGGGGGCGGGGGTGCGCAAGGGCGCAACGTCCAGCGTGACGGAGGGGGCGTCGGGCGCGTCTGCCCGTGCGGGCAGCGGTTCACGCGGGGCAAGGCTGTCGGCCACCAGAGTGATGACGTGGGGCCGCTCGGCCTCGGGCAGCACAAGGGTTGCGCCGGGAGCGATGCGGTTGGCCTTGGCCTCCAGCCGCTTGAGTTGCGCGGCCTCCCGCTGGGCGCGGGCGGCTTCGATGCGGGTCTGCTGGAAGTAGGGAATGCTGTTGCCGTCCAGCACGGCGTCGCAAATCTTGTGGCCGTCCATGGTCCAGACGTAGACCCGGCTGGCATCCCACACGTCGTAGCGCACCATGACCGCGTCGCCGTGGTACGGGGCAAGGTCGTCGGCGTAGTAGATGCCGCCGCCGAAGCGCACCTCGCCGTTGCGCACGATGCGGCGCTCTGCGGGCATGAAGAAATCGTTGGAGCAGGCGGCGGGAACGCGCACCGGCTCCCACCCCGTGGAAAGGAAGTGCTGCCATGCCTCGTCGGGCGACATGTGGCGGCGCGTGCCGCTGGCGTCGGTGGTCATGGGCAGCGCGCGGTGGGGCGTGGCGTTGTATTCGGCAACGCGCTCCAGCATGGCCGTCTTGAATTCGTCCCACGTGGGCATCAGGGCCGTGCGCGCGCCGCGCTTCAGGGCGTCGCGGGTGATCTTGTAGACCTTCTTGGCCGCGTCCGCGTCCATGTCGCGGTGCGTGCAGGTGGCGAACCGCTTGGCCACCGGGTCGCAGAAGGTGGGCACGGCGCGCTCCATCAGGCCCTTGCCCTGCGGGCGACCAGGAATGGATGCGGCGCGTTCGATGCCGAGGCGGGCCAGCATCCCCGTTCCGGGGGCGGTCAGCAGCAGGTTGTCGTAGCCGGGGCCGTTGTCCGAGTAGAACATGGCCGGAATGCCGCCGAACAGGCAGGCCATGCGCAGCGCATCCAGCACGCCCTGGGCGTTTTCCGCGTAGTTCAGCGAAATGCCCACGCAGCGCCGGGTGGCCACGTCCAGTACTATGGTGACTTCCGGCTTGAACGGCTGGCCGTTGTGCGGGTTGCGGATTTCGGCGTCGAAAGTGGTGCCGTCTGCCGTGTAGCAATCGCCGGGCAGCATGTCCTTTGTGGAGCGGCGCTTGTGCGGTTGCAGTTTCAGCAGGGCGTTGCCCGTCCTGCGGCCCCGCTCCAGTTCCGGCAGCGCCACCTTGGCCGCCCAGCGTTTTACCGCGTGGATGGACGGCGGCGTGCCCGTCAGCGTGCCGTCCGCGTAGGCGCGGCACAGGTCGCGGTGGGCCTGCGTCAGGGACGGCTTTTGCGGCAGACGGAAGAACGCGAGGAATGCGTCCGCCCACGGCGGCACCGTCATGTCCTTGGCCTTGTGCTTGGGCACCAGGGCGTCTTCGCCGCCCTTGATGTACAGGGTGCGCCATGCGTACAGCCTGCGCCGCGAAAGGCCGCGCTTGTCGCCGCTGCCGAAGCGGTCGTTGGCGTCGCGCACCGCGCGCATCAGGTGCGCGGGCAGCGTGCCGTCCGCCGCGTCCTGCACCAGCTTCATGATGGCCGAGTCCACGCCCGTCAGCACGGCAAGGCGTTCCACCTCACGAATGAGGGCAAGGCGCGCCATGGCGATTTCGCGCTGGCGGTTGGAGCAGTGCTTCAGCGGGGACATGCGGGCGGCGATGGCCCGGCGCGGGTCGGCGGCATCAAGCGGCGGCAGCGCGGGCAGGTTCTTTTCCGCCTCCTGCGCCGCCGTGCGCAGCATCCCGTCCAGCAGGGCCTTGCGCGTGGTCTTGGGCATGGAGGCAAGCAGCCACTCGTTGCCGCCGCCGCGCCCCTTGCGGGGGCGGGAAGTCCAGCCTTCACGGCTTGCGCGCCGTATCACCGTGGACTCGGAACTGATTCCGAGCAGGGGCAGCAGGTCGCGCGTCGTGTATGCTTCTTTCGGGGATGCCATGGCAGTCTCTAAGCGGCAGCGCGCGAATCAATATCGTGGGGCAGGCTCAACCAGCGTTCGGGGCAGCCGAGGTCCAGCAGCTTGCGCAGCACCCGCCGGTTGTTCCTCCGGCCCCATATGGTGCTGGACACCAGCGAGTTGTGGACGCCCAACTCTTCCGCGATGGCCACTTGGCTGATGCGCTTGCTGCGCAGCCATCCGAGAATGCGGTAGGTCTGACGCTGCCTACCGGTTCCGATTCGCCATTCCATCCTCAAGCTCCATTTCGAGTTGCCGTACCGTCTTGCGGCGGCGTTTGGTTTCCCAGCACACGTGCCCGTAATCGCGAAGGCGCTTGTCCTCGGCGGTCATGACGCCGCAGCCGAGCAGCCCCAGCAGTTGCGACAGGGGTTGCACGCTGCCTATGGCAAGGCAGAAGACCTCCAGGGCCAGCACGGAAGGAAGGTGTTCGCGGTCAGCGGGATTGAGCCACTTGTCGAGCGTGGCAGAGGACAATTGACGGGCGTTGCCGGTGGTCAGCCTGACACCCGCTTCCGACGCCATGGCGTTCATGCGGTCCACAACCTGCGCGCGGGAAAGCCCGCACGAGGCAAGGGCGCGCTGCATGGACGCCTTCAGCGTGGCATTCAGCCCGGCAAGGCGGGCCGCCTTGTCGTCGAAAAGCGAGCACTGGATCGCAGTCACCGGCAACCGTCCGTCTGTTTCTGGGTTTACCGTCCGGAATCTCTAACGCTCCGGACGTTGACCCGTGCAGGCCGGGCGGATAAGGTCAACTTGCTACGGTGAAACCTTTACCGCCCCGCAGCTCCGTTTTTATCCAAACGGTATAGAAAGTCAACGCCGAATGGCGCAAAACTTTCCCGTTCGGGCTTTGCGAAGCTTCGGGAAAACATTCCAAACGGTTAAGTCTGGCCGCGCGCAAAAGTCGGCGCGGTCAAGCCTTGCAAAAGTTTGGGACTGGAAGTTTTGCGTATGATTGGCAAGCGAATCGAAGAATTGCGGGGCAAGATTTCGCGTGAAGCCTTTGCCGCCGAACTTGGCGTGCATGCCCAGACCTTGGCGCGCTATGAGAAGGGCGAACGCCTTCCCGACAGCACATTTCTGGAAAATATATCCAAACGGTTCAGTGTGGCCCCGGCATGGCTGCTCCTGGGCGAAGGGCCGATGCACGGTGCCGAGCGGGCCGCTGGCTTGAGTACGGGCACGCCCCCTCCGCCTCCAGTGCTGACGCCCGTCACGAGTGAGAGTCACGTAATAGAATGCGCGGACTGCCAGATCATGCTGGTGCCCATGGTGGAGGCGAGGTTAAGCGCGGGCACCGGCAGCTTCGAGACTGGCGACGATGTGGAACGGCGCTACGCCTTTCGCACGGACTTCCTCATGCGCAAGGGGCAGCCGTCAGCCATGGTGCTGATGCGGGTGACCGGCGACAGCATGGAGCCGGACATCAAGCACAATGACGCGGTGCTTATCGACCAGAGCCAGCGTGTTCCGCGCCCTGGCCTGCTGTACGCCGTCGGCGTTGAAGATCTGGTCTACCTCAAGTCTGTGAACGCCGAGCCGGGCAAGCTGGTCCTTTCCAGCTACAACCCCGACTATCCGCCGATTGAAGTGGACGCGCGAGGCGACTTGTCCAACGGAATCCGTATAATTGGTCGTGCTGTATGGGTAGGTCGTGAATTGAACTAACCGCTCAATCTTATTTGGGAGTGTGTAATGTCAGAATACAAACTCGCCGAAGAAATTGTGGCATTAAGCGAATCGGACAACTGGCAAGATGCAAAGCATGAGTGGAAACTTATTCACATATGCTATGAAGATGAGCCAGACACATGCCTATGCGGTCATTTTCCAATAAAAGAACTATGCTTTCTTAAAAACAAAAAAAATGGCAGGGAGACTTTTGTTGGAAATTGTTGTGTTAAAAAATTTCTTGGAATATCAACAGGAACACTATTTACGTCACTTAGAAAAATTAAAAACGATCAAGACAAATCACCATCAAAAGATCTGATACGCCACGCTCACGTTAATAGATGGATAAACGACTGGGAAAGAAATTTTGCCATTGATAATCTTAGAAAAAGAAATTTGACAGGATTTCAAATTGCAAAGCGCAGAGAGATAAATCGAATCATAATTCGAAGAGCCATTAAATCATCCAGTTGAATTGTGTTTTATCCGTTAGCAGATGCGGAACTAACCCCAAAAGCCACGTGGGTGCGGTAGAAATAAAGACAAACGGGCGGTCCGAAGGGTCCGCCCGTTTGTCTTCCATGCCTGTGATGATCCGTGCCAATCGGCGCACACTCTTCTGTGCATTTCTTCCAAAAGTGCCCAAAACGCTGCGCGCTAGATTCGGCACTAAATTTTCTTCAAACGCCTTGCGGCGCAAGGGCCAACGGCACACGAGCATGCTTCACCCCGTTGTGCCAATCTGAATGCCTCCCCGGTGAAAAGGTGCGAACAAAGGGAGCGTGATTTCAAGGGATAATGCGGATTGGCATTTCCCCTTTAATTCAGCTATGGTAGCAAGGTATTGGCACGCCAGACATGCCGAAGGGGCACTTCATGAGCCAGCAGTACCAGCCGCCTTTCTCCATCACCCCAGCCATCGTCACTCTTGTCGGCCGGATCAGCGAAGCCGTGGGGCGGTTGACCATTCTCCGCGAACAGGCGGCGTCACTCCGGTTGCGGCGTATCAACCGTATCCGCACCATACGCGGGTCGCTCGCCATAGAAGGCAACCAACTCAGCGAAGCGCAGATCACCGCCATTCTCGATGGGAAACGGGTCATCGCGCCTCCCCGTGAAGTTCAGGAGGTGCGTAATGCCCTTGCCGCGTATGAGCGTTTCGATGACTGGAACCCTGTCGTCGAAAAGGATCTGCTGGAAGCGCACGGAATCCTGATGTCCGGCCTGATCGACGAGGCAGGCAGCTACCGCCGGGGTGGCGTCGGCGTGTTGGAAGGTTCCCACGTTATCCACCTGGCTCCCCCGGCCGACCGGTTGCCTGCGCTTATGGGCGATCTGTTTCACTGGTTGGCGACCAGCGATGCCCACCCGTTGGTTGCAAGTTCCGTGTTCCACTACGAATTCGAATTCATCCATCCCTTCGCCGACGGGAATGGCCGCATGGGGCGGTTGTGGCAGAGCCTCATTCTGGCCCGTTGGAACGGGTTGTTCGCCGATCTCCCGGTGGAGAACCTGATCTTCGCGCATCAGGCCGAGTACTATGAGGCGTTGCAGGAAAGTACGCGACAGACGGACAGTGCCCCCTTTATCGAGTTCATGCTCACGATGATTTTCGATGCCGTGATCGCGTCCGTTGCTCCAGATGCCCCCCAAGTCGCCCCTCAAGTCACCCCCCAAGTCGGGCAGCTATTGCAGGCCATACATGGCGAAATGTCCCGTGAGGAGTTGCAGGATGCACTTGGTCTGCAAGACCGCAAGTCTTTCCGGGAGCGCTATCTCAAGCCGGCCCTGGCGGACGGGTTCATCGAGATGACCGTTCCCGAAAAGCCCAATAGCCGCTTGCAGCGGTATCGACTGACGGACAAGGGGCACCAGTGGCTGCAACTCCGTCGTGAAGGGTAG